CAGACACGAAAAAGCACCCGGAAAAGGTGCTTTTTTATTGCATGAAGCCAGACTGGAGGTGAAAAAGTGTGGGCATTGCAGCAGTAATTGACAAAGCCATTGCCACGGTTGCGCCGGAAGCAGGGCTGAAAAGGGCAGCTGCACGGCAGAAAATGCAGATATTAAACAGCGGTTACAGCAATTACGGCGCAAACTTGACAAAGAAATCACTTGCAGGATGGTTATTTGCCGGAGGGTCGCACCGTGAGGACATAGAAGACAACATTTCTGTATTACGGCAGCGGTCCCGTGATTTATACATGGGCGTACCGATAGCAAACGGAGCAGTCAAGACCATGCGCACAAATGTTGTGGGGCGTGGTCTTCATCTAAAGCCAGCCATTGACCGTGAGGTTTTAGGCATTACGGCAGCAGCGGCGCAGAAACTTGAAAAGCAGATTGAACGGGAATGGAAGTTATGGGCAGACAGCCCGGATTGCGACATTGAAAGAATTGACAATTTCTTTGAGTTGCAGCAGCTGGCGTTCCTTAACTGGCTAATGTCCGGGGATTGTCTGGCAGTGCTGCCAGTAAAGCCCCGTATCAACCAGCCCTATGATTTAAGGGTGCAGCTGATAGAAGCAGACAGACTTTCAAGCCCGGATTATTGCGACAGCTGGGACAATAAGATTGTGGGAGGCGTAGAAGTTGACAAAGACGGGGAAGTGATAGCGTATCACATTTCAGACCAGCACCCGTTATCCGGCGAAGTGACGGAATACAAGTGGCAGAGGGTTGAAGCATACGGCGCAAAGACAGGCAGAAGAAATGTGCTGCACATCATGTGCCGTGAGAGGATAGGACAGCGCAGGGGCGTTCCGTTCCTTGCCCCGGTCATTGAGAGTTTGAAGCAGCTGGGGCGTTATACTGACGCAGAACTTGTGGCAGCGGTTGTGTCCGGGATGTTTACGGTTTTTATTGAGAAAGAAGACGCAAGCAGTGATGAAGCCATAGGGTCAATGATACCAGAAGAAGAACAGATTGACGCAGAAGACGAAACAAGCGTTGAACTGGGACCCGGTGCAGTCATGGACTTAAACCCCGGCGAAAAGATACACGACAGCAACCCCGGAAGACCGAACAGCAATTTTTCAATGTTCGTGGAAGCGATATGCCAGCAAATAGGGGCTTCGCTTGAAATACCCTATGAATTGCTTGTGAAGCGTTTTAATGCGTCTTATACGGCGAGTAAAGGCGCACTGGAAGAAGCATGGAAAATGTTTCGGATGTACCGTGCGTGGCTTGCAACTGACTTTTGCCAGCCGATTTATGAAGAATGGTTTGCAGAAGCGGTGGCAAAGAAGCGCATTGACGCACCGGGCTTCTTTACGGACCCGCTGATTAAAAAGGCATATTGCAAGGCTGAATGGAACGGACCGGCAAAAGGTATGCTTGACCCGGTAAAAGAAGTTACAGCAGCAGAAAAGAGGGTTGCAAACGGATTTTCAACCAGAAGCAGTGAAACAATGGAAATGACGGGCGGCGATTTCTACACGAACGCTGACCAGCTAAAGAGCGAAGAAAAGAAATTAAGTGAGGTGAAGAAAATTGGCAGCAGCAACGAACAAAAACGCCAGCAATCAGACCCCGGACAGCAGAGTGCAGCAGGCGCAGACGGAGAACAAGCCGCAGGGCAGCAGGGGCAAGGGCAATCCATACAGCGTGACGCAGGATAAATTCTGGAACTTCATACCCGGAACGGACGCAAAAGTCCCGGAACTTCTTCTGTACGGTCCTATCAGCAGCCAGCAAAGCTGGTGGGAAGATAGGGTTACACCGCAGCAATTCAACAAAGAACTTGCAGCACTGGGGGAGGATGTGCCGGAAATTGTTGTGCGTATCAACAGCGGCGGCGGTGATGTATTTGCAGCAAACGCAATCTTCACCAGATTAAAAGACCACAAAGCAAAAGTGACCGTCAAAATTGACGGCTGGGCAGCTTCCGCAGCCACTATCATTGCAATGGCTGGGGACAGCATAAAGATTGCCAGAAACGGCGTTTTCATGATACATGACCCGGCAATGACCGTCTGGGACACTTTCAAAGCGGAAGACTTCTTGAAGATGGCTGACGAACTGAAAGTGATTAAGCAAAGCATTGTGAATACATACGCAATGAAGACCGGACGAACAGCAGAAGACATTGAACAGCTGATGGCAAATGAAACATGGTGGACGGGTGACACAGCCGTTGAAAACGGTTTTTGTGATGAAATCATGTTTGAAGAAAGCAGCACGGTTGTTGAAAACGCTTCAAGAATTGTGGTAAATTCCACACCCATTGACTTGTCATTTTTCCAGACAGTCCCAAAACAGTTATTGAACAGCCCGCACAATCCGGGAAGTTTAATAAATAGTGCAACAGCAACAAAGCCAGAGCAAATACAGACAAAGGAGGATAAGAGCATGGCAGCAGTTGAAAACACCATTGAAACGGTTGACGCACTAAAAGCCGCATACCCGGATTTGTGCGCAACCATCCAGAATGAAGCAGCGGCAGCAGAAAGAAACCGTATCAAAGCCATTGAGGATATGGCGGGCGGTGCTTATGCTGACATTGTTTCAGACGCAAAGTTTGAAAACCCCATTACAGCAGAGCAGACAGCAGTGAAAATCATTGCAGAGCAGCACAAGCAGGGCGGGCAGTATATCATTGACCGCAACGCAGACGCAGCAGCAAGCGGCGCAAATGATGTGGCAGGGGCAGCCAGTGAGAATGGCGCAGAGGGTGCGAACCCGTTTGACGCAGCCATTGACGCACTGAAATTTGATTAAGGAGGTAAAAAGCAATGGCAAATTATGCAGTAGAAACAAGAAGCACCAGCCCCAAGAACTTTTTTGCCGGGGACTTCCCAACACTTGCGGAAACCGGGACAGCTGGGGAGGATATCAAGGAGTTTGCACCCGTGACAACGGATGGAAACGGAAAGATTGTCAACATTTCAGCTTCAACAAAGGCTAATGTTATCGGTATTTCAGCAGAAGCAGCAAAGGCAAATGAACCCGTTGTTTATTACATGACCGGGGAATTTTTCGCAAATGCGCTGAATATGCCAACGGGCGTGACACAGCCGGAAATTGCGGGATATTTACGCAAGCTGTCAATTTTTTTGCGCCAGCTTGACGCAGTGATTATTCCCGGCGTGACGCTTGATGTTAGCACCGCAACCATTTACACAAGCGGCAACACCACAAAGCAGCTGACAGCAACAACCGTTCCCGGAAATGCAGAAGTAACATGGGCTTCCAGCGACAGCACCAAAGCAAGCGTAAGTGACAGCGGACTTGTAACGGCACTTGCAGCAGGAAGCACCAACATTACAGCAACAATCACGGTTGACGGACAGACATACACCGCAACTTGCGCAGTGACAGTTGTTGCGCAGTCAATCAGTTTGAGCGACAGCACCGCAAGCATTGTGAAAGACGCTACAAAGCAGTTGACAGCAACGGTTGTTCCGTCTGGTTCAACAGTAACATGGGCTTCCAGTGATGAAGAAAAAGCAACCGTAAGTGACAGCGGACTTGTAACAGCCGTTGCAGCTGGCGAAGCAAACATTACAGCTTCCATTACAGTTGGCGGCGCAACAAAGACGGCAACTTGCGCAGTAACGGTTACATCCGAGTAAGCAAAGGAGGATAAAAGACAATGGCTAACGAAGTATCTATTTACGAACCCCGTACAATGGGCAGGGTAATTCAGAAGCTGCCGCCCGTTCGTACTTTTTTCAGAAGCACTTTCTTCAAGCATGAAGAAACTTTTGTGACAAAGAGCGTTGATGTTGATTTCAGAAAGGGCAGCCGCAAGGTTGCACCGTTCGTTTCCCGTGTTATCGGCGGCAAAATCGTTCCTAACACCGGGTACGAAACAAAGACCTACACACCGCCACTTGTTGCGCCGGAGAAAGTCACCAGCATTGATGATTTGCTGGAGAGAAGACCCGGAGAAAATATGTATTCCGGCAAAACCCCGGCAACAAGGGCAGTTGAGAAGATGGCAGAAGATTTCATTGAACTGCGTGAACAGATTACACGCAGGGAAGAACTCATGTGCGCACAGACCATCTTTACCGGGAAAATTCCTGTTATCGGTGACGGCGTAAATGAAGTGATTGACTTTTCTTTCACAAACAAAGAAGTCATTACAACCGCAACAAAGAAGTGGACAAACAGCGCAAGTGACCCTATCGCAGACTTGAAGAAGTGGCACAAGGCTGTCCAGAAGTCCGGCTTTGTGAACTGCGATATTTGCGTGATGGGCAGCGAGGTTGCAGACGCATTTGTGAACCATGAGAAAGTGCAGAAGCTGCTTGATGTGAGAAATTACAATCTGGCAGTTATCCAGCCCCGCCAGCTTCCAAACGGCGTGACCTATGTTGGCACTATTCATGAACTGGGTATGGACATTTACACATACAATGAATGGTATCTGGACGATTGGACAGACGAAGCGAACCCGGTTGAAAAGCCGCTTGTGCCGGACAACCAGCTTGCTTTACTGTCAACGGGTGCTAATTATTCCATGTATTACGGCGCAATCACCTTGATTGATGAACCTAACGGCAATTTCCGCACCGTTGAGGGAAAACTTGTGCCGGACACTTGGACGAAGCGCAAGCCCGCAAGAAGATTTCTCAATATTTCTTCTGCGCCGCTTTGCGTTCCCCATGATGTTGACAGCTGGTTTGTGGCGCAGCCTATCTGATGGACTTCAAAGCGTTGCTTGCCAGTGACATGAAAGTATTTCACAATCCGGCTGAAATGGCACATATAACAAATTTATGGTATCTGGAAAAGTGCTACACGGTCCCGGCAGTCATTGACCACACGGGAGCGGAAGACAGACGAAAGACAGAGAATGACCACGCAGAGGGTATATACCGGGCAAATTGTCTGGTATATATCGCTTTGTGCGATTTGGGATTTGTGCCAAAGAAAGACCGCAATATTGAGATTGAAGAAGCGGGCGCAGTCAATCTGTATAGGATTGAAAAAGCGGATTGTGAAGACGGCGAAATCATTCTTGAATTGGAGTTGATGGACGAATGATTGAAATTACTTCTGAAACCATAGAGAGGGTGGAAACATTACTGGCGGGCGTTCCAAAAGGTGCGGAAAGAGCATTTTCAAACGCAATCAACAGAGGTTTAAGCCACACAAAGACGCAGGCTTTCAAGCAAGTAAAAAAAGTGTACGCAGTAAAGCAGGAAGCATTGACCGCAGCGACAAAGACGCAGATTAGAAAAGCCAGCACGGGAAACCTTGCTGGCTATGTATCTTTTTCTGGCGTAAAGATACCGCTTTACAAATTCAGCGTATCACCAAAAGAACCGGGCAAAAAGCAAAAAGTGCGGGCGGGCGTGATGAAAGGCGGCGGCGCAGTTTTTGAAGACGCTTTTATTGCCAGAATGAGCAACGGACACACCGGGATATTTGAACGGTTGACTTCAAAGCGATTTCCCATTGAAGAAAAAATGGGACTGTCTGCGGCGCAGATGGTAGGCAATGAAGCAAACATTGAACTGCTGACGCAGGAAGCGCAAGAAAAGGTTGACGAACGCTTGAAACACGAAATTGACCGCATTTTGAACGGATATGGAGGTTAAAGCGCATGACACCAATTATTCTGCTTGATGAACTGCAAAAATTCATTGAGGAAAACACCGCAGACATTCTGCTTGAATGTAGGGTGCGGACGGGTCCGGCAACGGGCAAGGAAAGAGCGGCGCAAGTACACAAAATGGGGCTGCCGGAAAAGGACGATACCACACAACAGATACCATATATCTTGTTGAAAATATTGACCGGGGCAGACGAAAAGGAAGACAACCAGCCAAAGACAAGTGAAGTCAAAGTGCGCATTATCATTGCGACATATTCACAGAACGGAGAGCAGGGACCGCTTGCGTTGTTAAATCTAATATTGCGGATAAGGGAGCGGCTGGAAAAGCAGCATATCATTGGCGGCAGATTTTGCCTTGAATATCCGCTGGAATATATCATGTATCAAGATACAGAACCCCCGTATTATCTGGGGGAAATAATGACAAATTGGAGCATACCAACCATTGAAAGAGAGGTGCAAAAGTTATGGCAGGAGTGAAAAAGGACACTGCAAACGCAGCAGAGGTTGAAGCGGCAGCGGTGGACAATTCAACCAACGAACCAGTAAACACCGATACCGAGGCAGCAGGAGCGGCAGAAAAGGCAAAGAAAGAGCCGGAAGCCACAAAGCTAATCTATATCGGACCGACACTGCCAAAGGCGGCGTTAAAGTCAAACAGCATTTTTGACGGAACGGAAGCGGATATTAAGGCGTACTTAAAGCCAGTCATTGACAAATACCCGCTTGTTGAAAAGCTGCTTGTCACAACGGATGGGCTGGCAGAGAAAAAAGACAAGGTGCAGACCAGCGGAAACATTCTGAACAAGTATTATTCAGACCTTGTTTCATTAGCGGCTGCCGAATTAGCAAAGGAGGATTAAAAAATGTCAGTAACACATGGAGTAAGCGCAAGCAAGAAAGCAACCAGCGTTTCAACACCCGTGGTTGCTGCGTCTGGCGTTCATTTTGTTGTAGGGGCTGCACCCATTCAGACAATCGAAAACGGCAAAGTGAATGAAGTTATCATGGCGCAGAGTTACGCAGAAGCGGTGCAACAGCTGGGCTATTCTGACGACTGGGCAAAGTACGGACTTTGCGAAGAAATATACACGGCTTTCAAACTTTACAATGTAAGCCCCGTATTTTTCGTGAATGTGCTTGACCCGGCAACACACAAAACGGCGGTTGCGGCTGCGGATATTACACCCGCAGACAATAAAATTAAACTTCCGCTTGAAGCAATCAAAAGCAGTATCGTTGTAAAGACTTCTTCAAGTGCTGAAAGCCCTATGGTTGTAGGCACGGACTATGATGTTTTTTATGATGATACCAACTGCGTGATTGAGTTTTTAACCGCAAGGACGGCGGCTGCAAATGTGGCATACAACAAGGTTGACCCCACACAGATTACATCAAGCCAGATTATCGGCGGTTATAATTCAAGTACGAACAAGACAACCGGGCTTGAACTGATTGACAGCGTATTTCCGCTTTACAAAACCGTGCCGGACATTATCTTGTGTCCGAATTGGTCACATGACAGCGAGATTGCGGCAGTTATGGCGGCAAAGGCTGAAAACATCAACGGTCTTTTTGAAGCGGTTGCAATTCTGGATGTTGATACATCCGGCGGCGGCGTGAACAGATACAGCGGCGTTCCGGCGTGGAAGTCTTCACACAACTTCATGAAGAAGCAGGAAATTGTTTGCTTCCCCAAACTTGCGCTGGGAAGCAAGATTTTCAACTTTTCCACACAGCTTGCGGGCAGCATGACAGCAACAGACAACAACGAGGATTTAGGCGGCGGCACACCTTGCGAGAGCGCAAGCAACAAGTCACTGCAAGCAGACAGAATGGTGCTGGCAGACGGCACGGAGGTTGTGCAGGATTTACAGAACGCCAATTACTTGAACGAAAACGGCGTTGTAACGGGCTTGAATTTCTACAACGGCTTTGTAAGCTGGGGAAATTATACGGCTTGTTATCCCGCAAATACAGACCCCGCAGACTATTTCTATTGTATCAATAGAATGTTCCGCTGGGTTGCAAAGTCTTGTATTCTTTCATACTGGGCTTATACAGACCGCAAGTTGACCCGCAGACTGATTGACGCAATCTTGCAGGGCATGAACGATTGGTTGAACGGGCTGACAGCAGAAGAAAGAATACTGGGCGGGCGTGTTGAAATGCTGGAGGAAGAAAACACAACCACAATGCTTATGGCTGGTCATGTAAAATTCCACATCTACATTACACCGCCAAGCCCGTTGCAGCAGCTGGAATTTGTGCTTGAATATGACTTGTCATATCTTGAAGCACTGGTGGCAGCGTAAAGGAGGTAAAAGACAATGGCAAAGATTGACGAACTTGTTATCAATTACGCCGTGTACGAAGACGCAACAGAGTACATGGGGACCACAGAAGCAACGCTGCCGGATTTGGAGTTTCTGACAGAGGAACTTTCCGGGGCTGGCATTGCAGGAAATGTGGAAGAAATCATTACTGGGCATTTGTCCGCTATGTCAACAACCTTGAATTTCCGCACCGTGGGCAGGGGAGCAGTGAAGCTGCTTGAACCCAGAGTGCATAAGATTGATTTAAGGGTTGCGCAGCAGCAAATGAACATGAGGACTTCCGAAACGGAAGTTGCCAGCTTGAAGCACATCATGAAAGTTAAGCCCAAGAAAACCACGCTGGGCAAGGTTGCTGCGGCTTCAACTGCGGATGTGTCCGGCGAGTATGCAGTATCTTACTATGCAATGTATATTGACGGCAAGAAAGTGACAGAGGTTGACCCGCTGAACTTTATCTGCATGATTAACGGCACAGACTATCTGAAAGCCGTCAAGAAAGCACTGGGCAAATAATTGCCCGCAAAGTCCTTTTGGTCAAAGGCAAAGCAAGGATTGATTATCACACGGGGCAGCAGTGCCAGCGGGTTTTCCGCTGGCATTTTGCTGTCATATTTTTAGAACATGGAGGAAAGAAAAATGGCAGATACAACAAAGAACACCGTAACAGAGAACACCGCAGCAGAGGGAGCAGCGGAAGAAAAGGAAATGCAGGAAGCGCAGAAGAACGGCGTTGTGGACTTTTCACAGAAGAAAGAAGACAAGGAAAAGTCCGGGAATTATACGCACACATTCAGCAAGCCCGTTGAAATCGAGGGCAAGCAGTACAAGACTTTGACATTTTACTTTGACACATTGACTGGCGAAGACATTGAAGCAGTAGAAGAAGAATTGCAGGACCAGAACAAGTATGTATTGACCCCGGAAATTTCTTCTGCTTTTCAGTCAACGCTTGCTGCAAGGGCTGCAAAAGTCCCGGCTGACGAAATCAGACGCTTGCCGGTCCGTGACTATATGCAGATTAAGAACAAGGCAAGAAATTTTTTAATAAGTATGGGCTAACGAGAGCGAAAGCCCCGGACGGGTCAATCATTGAGATAAAAGACCCGGCAAACTTCTTGCGAAAGCAGATATATAAAATGTCAAGGGCTACGCATACGCCTATACCGTTCTTTCTGAAAATGACAATCCGTGAACTTTACCGCTGGATTGATAGCGTAAACGAAGTAGAAGTGGAAGAAGAAAAGGCAAGAAAGAACGCCGGAAAGTAGGGAGGTGAAAACCGTTGGCAGGGTCACAGAGAGAATATGAACTGCTTTTCAAGCTGAAAGCCACGCTGGGCGGTGACTTCAAAAACACCTTTAAGCAAGCCATTGACACCCAGAAGCAGTTGCAGAACAGCCTAAAAAATGTCAATTCCCTACAATCCAAAATAGACGGCTTCACAAAGCAGTCTGCGGCGATTGATAAGAACAAAGAGAAGCTGGAAGCGTTAAACAAGGAACATGACCGCTTGCAGCAGGAATTGAACCAAAGCGGCGAACCGACAGAAGCACTGCGCCGGAAGCTGGAAAAGAACGAAAGCCAGATACAACAGACCACTGCCAAAATAGAAGAACAAGAAAAAGAACTGGACAAGTTAAGCGGCGAACTGAAAGAAGCCGGAGTGAATACGGACAATCTGACTGGCGAAAATGAACGCTTGCAGAAGTCCTATGACAAATTAAAGGCTTCACAAGAAACGCTACAAAGGCTTGACGCAAAACAGCAGCAAATATCTGAAAGTATAGGGCAGACGAAAACACAACTTCTGGGAACGGTTGGAGTTATGACAGCCGTTGCAGCTGCGGTTTATGCGGGACCAATAAAGACATACCAAGACTTTGAAGAAGAAATGTCAACTGTTGCTGGTATCACACACGCAACTGGGGACGAACTGGAAGCGTTGAAGAACGCAGCAAAGCAAGCGGGACAGACAACATGGGCAACCGCCACGGAGAGTGCGCAAGCCCTTGAATATATGTCACTTGCGGGCTGGACCAGTGAACAGAGCATAGGCGCATTGAATGATATGTTGATGGCTGCAAAAATCAGCGGTCTTGATTTAGGAGCGTCAACAGACCTTGTGACCGACAGCATGAGCGCAATGGGACTTTCCGTTGACCAGCTGGGGCATTATCTGGATGTGACCACAAAGGCAAACAATGTGGCAAACACTACATCCAGTGACCTTATGGAAGCAATACTGGGGTGCGCTGGTGCTGCAAAAACAAACGGCATAAACCTTGAAAGTCTTTCAACGGCACTGTCCGTCTTTGCAAATAACGGTCTTAAAGGCACACAAGCCGGAACTGCTATGAACTCAATACTTGTGCGTATGACTTCAAACGACAAGGCATTGACGGAAATGGCAAGGCTGGGTGTAAATGCGTTTGATGAACAAACCGGGTCTTTCCGTGATATGGGGGACATACTAAAAGACCTTGAAGCAAAGATGGTCACAATGACGGACGCAGAGCGTGACGCTTCATTGAAAGCCATTGCAGGAACTAACTATTACAGCCAGTTTGCATATCTGCTTGACAGCGTATCAGAAGCGGCAGAGGGAACGGCTGGCAGCTGGGATGTACTGACAAGCAAACTGAATGACGCTGACGGCGCAGCAGAAGAAATGTACGGCACTATGATGAACAATTTTTCTGGTGCTATGACGGAAGCTAAAAGCGCAGTAGAAGCGGTGCAACTGGCACTGGGCGAAGCGTTGACCCCGGCATTAACAGAAACGGTGCGGGCAGTAACGCCGTACATCCAGAAAGCAGCAACTTTCATTTCAGAGCATAAAGAACTTGTTGCAACCGTTGCAAAGGTTGTGGCAGGGCTGGCAGCGGCACGGGTCGGATTTTTAGGCTTGAAGCTGGCAGGGCTGACCGGGGAAAGCGGCATTATCAGCATTATTCAAAAGCTGGTAGGCTTACGGGCTGGAATGATTGAGAACGCAGCAACAAGCGTTTCATTTGCAACGAAACTGTCCG